ATCTGCTCAGCAGTTGCTGCAGCAGTAGCATGACCTGCAACCAACACACCGTAGTGTGAAGAACCTGTAGATGTGGTAGAGGTTGGACCGTTACCTACTTCAGGAAGGTTGTTGGACATATAGACTTTGAAGCCGTGAATGTTATTGAAGACCAGACCGTTCTGTAGTCCTGAACCACCGAAGTCGGCGTTCAATAAACGAGAGTCTTCGTCTTTAAGCAGTTCTGCAAACACCGGGTCGATGACGAGCCAACGATCATTTGTGCTTACATTTTGCTGGTCTAGCTTACGTGACATCCGGGCAATAACTTGCATAGGTGTAGCGTTAGCTGTTGTAGTATTCAATGAGTCAGCACCAGTACGGGGCTTAACTACGATTGAGTTACCTGCTGAACCACTGTTAAAGTCAGAAGCGTCTAGCTTCATGCTTGACAGAAGCTCATCAGAGCCAGCAGTTGATACAGCTTTAGAACCGTTTACGGTTGTGTTAGCTGCGTTAGCTTTACCGTGAATAGCTGATTGCTTGAAGCCAGCCATGTAACCAAGAACGTCTTGGTCAAACTGGTCAGCCAAACGATAAGCTGCACGGTCAGAAGCGATTGAACCGAAGTTGACATGGGAATGTGCTTCTTCGATATCGTCCACCTTGAAGGCAAAGTAGTTAGCTTTGTCTACTGTCAAAGAAAAGTCTTCGTCATCAAGGTCTTGTGGTGTGATAGTCGTGCCACGGGCATACGACTTCACTGTGATTTCAGGCTCTTTGATAATCTTGACGGAATCACCCATGTTAGCAATCTCTCCGAAATAATCAGAGTTAGTAATTGCTTCTACAATTGAGGCCTTGCGGAAAGCAAGTTGTACCTGTTTACTGTAGATTACTGGGCTAAAGTTACCGTTTGGTAGATTACCATAGCCTGACGCTGTTGCGAAAGCCATAGTTAAATCCTCCTTAGATAGTTAGGCTTATTTAGCATTTTATAAGCAGAACAATCAGGTAAGAGGCTGTTCGTTCTAGGGTGCGACATCAAAGAAACTTGGCCTAGTTTAATGTCAGTCGGGCCTATAATAGAGCAGGTAAGTCTTATCATATTTGTCTTCGCTTAATGTAAGATGTAAGTATGGTTGCTGAAACGTCTAACAGGGCATACTTACACCTTATTAACATACACAGTTATAACATAGTGTTTGTGTATTGTCAATACTTTATTTATCTCGCACCACCAGAAACATCATATACAAACTTTCCGCTACGAATAGCTTCCATGATATCATCTGACTTTTGTTCGTACTCTTGTGCGCTCATACGTTGCACATCAGACTCACGCAAGTGTCCAGCAGTGGTATCGCTGTCAGGTTTAGAGACACGTTTTGTTCTTACAGCAGATGCTGCATCTTTACTGTTCTTCCTCTTTCCTTTGGTATCCATGCCTTTGTCTACTTTATATAGATCAATGACACGTATTACGGACTGAGGGTCATCTTGGTTTTCGTACAGTGCATCCTGCACCCACTTAGGCTGCTCACCAGCCCAATCGTGAAAGTCATCACTGCCACGTAAATCATCAAAGTCCTCGTGCATAGCACGGATTTCGTTCTGTGCTTTTGTGCGCTGGGCTTCTGAGTTGATCTTGTCAATCTCTTTCAAGCGCTCATCTGCAGAGCTAAACTTTTCTTGTGCCTTTTTCTCTGCGATAGTCTCGACAATGCCAGCAATCTCAGGGTACTTCTCTGCCCACGCTTCGATACTTTCATCTGACGTAGGAGCACGAACCTTGCCTGTCTTCTGTACATTTTCTAGCTGCGCCTTGAGTTGCTTTAACTCTTCAGACTGCTTGTTAAGATGGCTACGTAAATCACTGTAGCGTTTCTTGTATGTACGCTCTTCACCAGAGAGTTCTTCTTTTTCTTCTTTAGCAGGTTTATCTTCTTGGGCTTCTGCTTTTTCTTCGATCTCTTCAGTGCGAGACTTCATCAAAGCTTCTAGCTCTTCTTCCTCTTTTTTAATCTTCTCTTCTAGAGGTGTAGGTTTCTTGGGGTTTACAAGACCTGCTGTCTTTTGTGTTTCTACTTCTGCTAGTTCAGGCATAATTGTTTTCCTTTTTATGTTGGGGCCAGCCGAAGCTGGGTAGCCTTATAGTTATTTTCTTTTAGGTTCTTGAAACTAAGCCGCCTCTATTAAAACCTCTTTGTACTCCTCTTTTTATATCTTCTAGTGCAGACTTTGCTTTTTCTTCTTCCTTTTCCCTTGCTTTTTTATCAGCTAAAGATTCTGAGATTATACTTGTTCTATCTTGTACGTTTGATACATTAGACGGTCTAGGTGTAGGAAGGTTGGCCTCTCTACTTCTTCTGTTTTGTTCAGCTAGTTGTTCTGCAACAGAAGGCCCATCATCATCTCTATTAGAACTGGTATTTTCTGGCTGTTTGTCTTCTTCTTCTTCTGGCTCTGGTTGTGTTACTATTGAAGCTATAGCTTGCTCTCTATCTTGTATAGAAAGGCCATCTACTCTGTCTGCGCCCATTAGTCTAGCTTTTTCTTTTTCAGAAGCAGATGCGTACTGTTCAGCAAAGTCTTCCTTTTTGTTACGCAGTCGGTTTATAGTTACAAAGTGTGCCGCTAAAGTATCGTTACCCGTTTCTACTGCATTGTTGAACGCTGGTTGTTCTTTTTCAGTAAGTAGGTTCTTTTTAGCTCCACCAGCTAAAGATGTAGATGTTGGGTCATAATCCTCTCTAGGCTCATCATCAAAAATATAATTCCCAGATTCATCTACTTCTCCTGCAGGTCTTCCTCTAGGTCTGACTCCACCTAGCTCATAATACTTTTCTACATCTCCAAGAAGACCTATATTGTCTTCTGTTTTAGTAATTAAATCAAAATCTAAAAGACCAGACTTTACGCCTACCCTCTCCATACCCTCCTGTGTAGGAAAGCCATCCTCATCTAGCTCATCTTTTGTGTAGGGATTAGCTACTGTAGGATCATAACCTGCAACACCTAAAGCAGAACCTAAAGTATATTGTAAGTCACGTTGATTACCTGTGGCTGTTTCTAATTCAGATATATGCTTAAAAACTTTTTCAGCTTTGTCTTTTTTAGTTTTTAATATAATTTGTTCAATGATATTATTACCACCCCCCAAAACTGTACCTAGTAAACCACCACCTAATAGATCACTAACTAATTTTTCACCTTTACTAAGTCCTAAAGGGTCTCTACCTGCTTTTATATCGTTTCGGATATCTACATAATAGTTTTGAAACTGTCCTTCATTCCATTGTTGAACAGGTTTTCCTACATGATCCGTTGAACTTGCACGTATTTCTTCAAGAGCCATAGCGTTTCGATCATCTGCCTCTGATCGTACCTCTTGTGCAGCCTCTGCCTCTTGTTGCTCTTCCACAGCAGTTTCACCCATTTCACGGAAACCTTTAGGTATTCTGCTTAGAGGCCTACCATTAAAAAAGAACACAACCATCTTTTGTTTAGTTTCATCATTAATGTATTGCTTACTTTCAAAGCCAGAGAACCTAGCACCCGTACCGCCGTACTGACCGTAGCCGCCCCCAACAGGTTCAGGTACTACGCCGCCTTCTGCAAAACCTTGAGGCATCTCTTCTTCTTCAACTTCTAGCTCATCATCTCTGAATGGTAGCTCATCACCTTCTTTAATACGCTCAAAACCTTCTGCTGCAGCTTTCTGTAACTCATTGAAGAAGTCTTCCCCAAAGTAACGTACCGTCTGTGCATTAACGATAAACTCCCCTTCGCTAACACGAACATCAATATCATCACGTACCTCAGAAGGCTTAGCACCTATAGGGGCAGTGTTACCACTTACAGGGTCTTCCTGCTCGTTCATAATGAGTTCCATTTCAGTCTGAGCATTATCTTTCATTTACTTCATCCCGTAAATATGTTAATCTGCGTAGTGCAGCAATCTCACCTTGAGCACGATACATACCTTCAACTGATGTCTCCTGCTCTAGCTTTCTTTGCGCTATCTCAATCTTAGTACCAAGTACCTCTACAAAAGAGTCCCACAGAGGCTTATCATTTACTAGCTTCTTTATTGTCATGTACCAGTAAACCCTTGCTCACCCGGTGTAGGTGCTGTACCTGTACCTATGTTACCGCCACCTGCTCCTGTGGTATCTGCTACGCCAACTCCTGCTTGCTCTGGGGCTGCTCCGAGCGTAGGTGGTGACGGTGGACCTTGCTCTGCACCTGCTGGGGGTTCAGGGGGTGTAGTAAACTTCTTGAGTATCTCTGCTTGAATAGCAGCGTCACCCAAAGAGTTCGTCACCTTATCAGGGTCAAGGTCCATACTCTTAGCAATCTCACGAATAATATAGTCAGACTTTACAAATGGCATAAGCGCTGGGTTAGAGGCTACACCCATAAACTGCATCAGGCGTTGACTGCGTACCTCGTTAGCCATCAGGCTTTCTGTACCAGAAGCTTTTACTTCTAAGTCTCCTTTGATTTCTTTGTCGAAGTCGAACTGCATATTGAACGCAAAAAACGCCTTACCAATAGGACCAATAAGATAGTCATCTACGTTCTTGACAACATTTCGTATAGAGCCGTTAGCTGCAGACATAAGCATACTGATGCCAGAAGCAGTCCTTCCCACTCCTGATACTCCAGTTTGCCCATGTGCGAATGAAGGAAATCCCGTACTCTCATCTGCTAATACCCTTGCCTTATCAAATAATTGCATGTTTTCGTTGGCTACATTAGGGAACTTAGTTCCGAAAATGCCTTGACCCGGAGCACCACCTTGCCGCCTAAAGATTTTTCCGGGGTACACAGATAAGTCCTGACCCGGTACAAGATTGGTTTCATCAACTTCAATAATAAGATTACCTGACAGGGCAGCGTTATCTATTGCCATACGCATAAACCCATTCATAAGCGTCTGCGTATCATCCATGTTCTCTGCAATACCTACACCAAAGAAGCTGTAAGGGTTAAGCTCGTAAGGTACAGCGTAGTACGGAATACGTGTAGGCTTGAAAGGATTGAGTACAAGACGTAGTACTTCATTGTTACAAACCCATACGTTTACATTTACTTGTTCTGCGTCTTTAAGCTCACGAGGAATACGTACACCGTTTTCTTCTAGTATGTCTGTGTCAACGTAACCCCAAAACTCTAGGACTTCATAACGCTCTGGTGAACCTGATTGCTGGTCATCGTCCTGCATATCCTGTTCCCAATACTTCTTGTCGTAAGACTCACCAAGCTGGATAGCTTTCTCAACAGAATCTGTTCTAAAGAAAGGACGTGCTTTCAAGCCACGCATCTGAGAGCGTGTCATTCGATGGCGTTCAATTACGTACTCTGCTTCATCCATATTGTACGCATCAGGGTCAGGGTAGAAGTTCCACACAGATACATGACTAGTGGACGGTACAGTTTTGATGATAGGATCGTACTCACCGTCTTCATTCCAGTTAGGGTACTCTTTGTCAATTGCAAACGGACCCTTCATAATACCTGTACCAAACAAGGCCATCTCAAAAGACGTATGGCGAAGCTGTTTATTAGCTCCACTCTCTTCTAACTGATCATGTATTTTCTTTTCCATCTTCTTAGCTGCGACCATAGCAGGATGGAATGTTACTGTATCTTGCGTTGTACCCGGACCTTCCATAACTTTGTCCGACACAGCGTCAAGCTTATTCTGTAGTGGACCCATACGCTTCATACGGTCATACATTGTCTCGCCCGGCTTCAGCTTTTCATCAGGGTCAAACAGAAACTTTACTTTAGGCTCTTCTTCAAAAGCGCTACGCAGTGGGTCCATAGCTTGTTCAGCCTGTGGGTTTATACTGATATGCATGGCTTCAGCTACACCCTCAGGTAGTGTTGTAGGATTTACCGTTAGAGGAAAACGAGCGTTACCAAATAGAACATCTACAATCTGACCGTAAGCTGCGAGGGTCTTTGTCTTTGTGACCTTTACAAATATACGAGACTTTTCAGCTTCAGTAAACTGTACATCACCGCCATACAAACCTCTGTAGTTTCGGTAAGCACGTAACCATCGGTTCTCATCTGCGTATCGTGCGTCTTCTGCACGACTAAACCGTGACTCAACGTAAGACACTACGCTAGGTACATCTAAGTCATCCCCGTCTTGAATAACAGACACATCATCTGTTTCAAACAGTTCACCTTGTTCGTTTACATTATCTTCTTCTGCCATGTTACTTAGTATCCAAAGGTTGAATCTGCAGCCTGAAATCCTGCATTATGTGAAACTGGGTTGAAGTCCCATAAAGAACTTCTAGGTCTTGTCATTATACCATACCTAATAGCATCGTACAAGTGATCTTCTGCATTAGTATCTACATCTTCTGGATTTCTTTTATCCAAAGGGATACTAGGTAGCTGTGATATGCAGTTCGTGCAAGTCGAAAAGAACACTAACCTTGGCTCATCGGTGTACTCATCAACTTGCAAACGGCGGTGAAGCTCGTTTTTACCTGCAACCCTAGAGCCTCGTGAACGGTCTGAAGGCCTCCACCTGCATCCCTTTGCGTTCATTTGCTCTGCCAAGGAAGGGCCAGTGTCACCTCGTTTGTGCCACAGGGAGCTATCTAACACACCGTATCTTATACTACCATCGCCACTCTCAGCTTCAAGTACCATATCCGCTAGATCAGTAGCTGTAACCTTAGAACAATATAACTCTCTGTAGACAACAAGCTGCTCGCTGGGTGATACAGCAAACCAGACAACCCCTGTATGACTCCCGTAGCCGTAGTCGCAAGCTCTAAACTTAGTCCAGCTTGAGGGAATTTTAAAAGGCTCCACGACATGTATGGCTCTGTTCCACTCAGGGAAGGCAGCACCTTCATTAACATCCCAATTGCCTTCTAGTAGTTGCTTGCGTTGGTGCTCTGGTAGTGACAGAAGCATTGCTTCATAGTCGCCACTATCAGCTAAATAAGGGTTATCAAAGAGGCTGGCAGGTATAAACCTTCTCTTGAATAGGGGTTGACCAGCTTTACTATGCCCTGCAGGGAAGCGTAATACCTCGCCAGACTCTATGTCCGTTGCCCAGAAAGGTGTATTCGGAGAGGCTGGGTCAATGAACATCTTCTTAACCCAAGCGTGACCTATGCCACCGGGGTTAGTAGTAGCTCGCATGTACAAACCTAAGTCCTTGTTTGCACTACGTAATCTGGATCGCATATAGTCCCACGCAAAACTGGAAGACCACTGAGTGAGTTCGTCAAAGGCTACGTAGTTAAACGCCTGACCTTGGTAGCGCATAACGTCTGTGTCTCTATCCAAGTACGACATCCAAAGTGTGCCGCCTCTTGGTGTAGTCCATTGCGACTTACGCTCAGACCACTTTATTCCGGGTATAGCTTTAGGGTATAACTCTTGGCTTTTCTGTATGAGTTCCCTTAGTTCTTCTGTTGTGTGTCGTACAAGCAGACCACTAAAGTCTGAGTTGTTCATATTACGTAGAGGATCAGCTAAGGTAGCGTAAGACTTACCACCACCTGCAGCGCCACCATACAGAACCTCACGTTCACCTGAAGCTAGATACTCTGTCTGAGGTCCGGGGTTAGGCCTAAAGACAATGTTCTGTGCTTCCTCTACTTCATACTCAGGCGGCTTAGCTACTGCTGATACCTTCTTGGTCTTCGTAGGTGTAGCGGCCTGTGTAGTTTTTTTCGAGCGCTTCGATCTGGTGTAACGTTTTTTGGAGCCGCTTGGCGTACTCACGTTTAATTGTAGTAAGGTGCTTTCTTTTTCTTTCGACATCTATACGTTTCTTTAAGCCATCATGCGTTATATCTCTACCTGATTGTGTAGTTAGCCACGCTGCTACTTGACGTAGGCTGTACTGCTTCAGGTGCTTCTTAGCTAACTCTAATAGCTCTAACTCCTTTGGTATGGGGTTTAACCACTCATTATCTTCAGGGTCTATCTCGTAACCAAACGGAACGTACTTACTTATTCTTGGGATACGTAGCCATACCTTTACCTTGTAAGGTACTCTAGGCAGCATCCAGTATTCGTTCTGAAGAGGTCTTTCCTTACGTAGCCTCAGTATCATCTGCATTCTTAGGGGGTAGAATAAACAAACCACCTGTCGATTCTACGGACACCCTCTCCGTTTTGACAACTCCTGCACGGTCTAGTATCTGACCTGCAGCCATCATCTTCTCTTTAACACCTAGCTGGGTAGGATCGTCCAAAGCACTCGCATATGCCACTGCAGCCTTAGGACCAACCCTAGACATGTATAACTTAGTTGCCTCAAATATCTCATCTTTCAAAGCCTCTACTACCACCGTTGACGGTGTGTTATCACTGTACCCAGCTAAACGTTTAGCGACAACTACATCACCACCAGCCTCTTCAAAGAGCACTGCCATAAAAGCCTGTTGTTTTTCTGTAAGTTGTCTTTTACTCATGTTACTTTCCGTATGCTAACCTGTAGATTTCTGACCTATGGATGCCAATATCTTTTAGATCATTGTCTGTTAAGTTCTGAAGTTGCCAGTAAGCTACACGCCGTAGCTGTCTTTGCTTGTAACCTTCTAACATGTTGTTAAGCCATTTCATTGCACTATCTCCTTTTATTGTTGTGCGAGATAGTTATAACATATGTATGGCTAGATTAGAAATGCTATTTCGTCATACCCGTCTTGCAGGTGTGAAATATAATCTTGCTGACATTGTAGCATCAAAAGACACACCACCTGTGTGTTTAAAGACTAGAATTTTATCACCTTCATGTAAGAACAAAGGACCGCTACTGATAAGATGAACGTGGTTATTTCCTGATACTGCCTCTTCACCTACTAAAAAGTGATACGTGCTATCATCTGCATGAAACACCTGCACACCTATGTTTGACGTGCTGTTAGACTCATTAGCTATCATTAGTAAAACTATTTCAGCTTCATGGCTTGCAGGACACGTAAACAAAGTTGTAGCGTTATTAGGATTGCTCGTAGTACTAGCAGACGTACCTGTTACATCTACAAACTTAGATTCAGTCCTAAAGTTAATGCCAGCCATGTTTTACTTTTTCTTTTTGCCTTGTGTGCCGGGAACAGATGCACCACAGTTAGCGTATATCTTACCACCCTTGGCGTAGCTTTTCTTCTTCATCATCCCACCTTTAGCCATACCCATGCCAGCAGTCATACCTCTAGCTGACATCATACCTTGTGGCGCACGGTTAGCTGATGGACGGTAGCGGCTCTGCTCACCTTCCATAGGCGTTGCTGGGCCACCTAGAGCGTAACCCTTTTTCTTCTTCATAGGATTACCTGATTTCTTAGCTGCGGCCTTAGCCATAGCCATTCCCTTAGGTGTGTACGGGTATTCTTTCTTTCCTACCATAGGCATAGTGTATCTCCTTACGCTATCACAAAGTCTACGTGCTGACCCTGTGTAGTAAATCTGTTATGGTTCTGTGGGTGATAAGCATAAGCAGTTTCATGCCTGTACTTATCGGACTTCTTATCTTCGGCTTTTCGTGTGACCTCTACAGTATCACTCTTACCTGATTCAAATACAATGTTCTTGTGCGTATCAAAAGGCATAGCTGGTAAAGGAAAGTAATCCATTAAACCTAAGCTGATACTCATATCGTAAGTATCCACTGCACAAACGCTAGGAATACGATGAAAGCAACAACCCACTTCATATTCTTACGCAGCCACTTAGGAAAGTCCTTATGGGCAGTCTTCCAGCTTACCTTCTTTAGCCAACCGAAGAAGCTCCACAACAGGCTTGCTAAGGTGTGGGCTGTACCAATAATGTTCCACATGCTACTTTACCTTCCTGTAGGCTCTGGTTTTCTTTGCGATACTTTTAGGTTGAGCCACATGCTGCTTACCTGCCTTCGTGCCTTTTCGTTTAGCTCTGGTTGTAGCGGCATACTCACTGCTGCTAAGAGACTTAATAGCCTTATCAGGTAAATAACGCTCACCAGTCTTAGCACTAGGCTTGCCACTCTTAGTACGCCACTTCTGTTTAGTCCACGCCTTTAAACTCTTCTGGGGTTTCTTTAATGCCATGCTAGTTCTTGTAGCCCCCACCCTTAGCTTTGTATTGCTTAGCTAACATCTGGGCTTTCCTAGCTGACCACTGACCGGGCTTACCACCCTTACCGCCAGACTTAATAGAGTTAAACAGGCTCTTACGCATGGTAGGCTTAGTGTAGTTACCTGATTTGTTTACTGTGCTTTTCTTTTTAGCTACCATATTAAACTACCACTCTTGTCGTATAGTTAAGCATCTTGGCCTTCTTCTGAAGGTATCTCTGTTTCTTTAACTTCTGAATAGGGCGTTTGCGCTTGGGCAGCTTCTTACGCCGCACAACCGCTACATTACTCAACTATATCAAGACCCTTTCTTCCACTTCTTGCTGGGTGACTTGGTTTTACTTGGGGACCACTTACTTTTGTTCGCCCAATAAGCTGCACTCATCGGACCCTTCGCTATGTTCTTAGCGTGGCGTGACTTAAATGCTTCACGCTGCCCTGCTGTCTGGTTCGTCTTTACACCCTGCTGCCCATAACGGATAGTCTTAATCTTATCGCCTTGCTTAGCGACTACAATGTGCGACTTTGTGGCGTGACCGGGGGTACGCTTGGGTTTATTGTACCCAGATACACCTGCACGTTTTAACCTTGGGTCGGGTTTCTTAGCCATACTCACGTTCTCTCTCAGGGTCTAACACTTCATAAGCAGATAAATGCCCTTCTAAGTACATAGCTCTCTCTACGTGATCTAAAGAGTACCACTCTCCAGTGCGATTGTAGATAGCCTCACGTACATAGAACACATCTGACTTAGGTATGTGTACTTTATGTAAAGCACGAGGGTTGTTGTCTGCTATAGCACTGTAAAAGTCTTCTATAACAGTTTCACTCGCATATAGTTGTACAGGTTTTTTACGCATTGTCAAGTTTTATTTAAAATAAAGTGCGTGTTACAGAGTATATATACATATATGGTAGTGATGGAGGGAGATACAGGGGTGAGGCGACACTACATATACGTAATTCTACCCTATAACACGCTAGTAGTAACTTTATAGTTATACTTATTGTAGTTACTATACTAAGAGTATACTATTTTATGTTGACTGTCAATAGTTAATTTATAAAATAGTTAATATTTGTTAGTTTAACTTTAAGTTTAACTATCCTAAGTCCAATATTCTTTTGTTTTAACTTAATGTTTAACTTAGGGTGCTACTGCTACGCAGTTTTACACATATTTAGGCCTGTGTCAATACATTACGTTACGTCACTTGTTTAAAAAACCTCGTGTGTTGCAGAGTATGTATATATAACGCCCTAACCCCCCGGTGGAGCACGCCCCCCATCACTCTCCTTATACGTGCACTGGACAACTTTTGGTTGCATGGACCTGCCAAGCTCGCCTTAAACGTGTATTCACTACGCTTTTATACATGTAACGCATTGAAAACATTAAATAAATGTACAGATAAGCTATCAGTACACCGTAAAAGCACAACATAATTGGTTCACTATTGGTATAGCTTACGAAAAACAAACAATGGATGCACATTATATATAAAAAAAGCTCAACTCAAAGTAGAGCCACCAAAAAGCACTCAACTTAAAGCATACCCCCATGCCAAGCTTGGCAGATATACCCCAAAGAAATAAAAAATGTTTTGTTTGTTTTCAATAACTTAATACATCAGAACAAAAAAAGTAGTTTAATCGTTAAACTATCCACTTGTGATTTCGTTTTACTTGGCGCTTAATGGGTGCATCGGAAAGATAGCCAAAACTGAAAAGCACAAGGTTAAGACCTAGCACAGACTGAAGCACTAAGCCGGCATAGACGCATAATGAAAAGAGCCTCTAAGAAGACAGACTAAAAATTAAGACTTGACTACAGAATGACCAAATGCAAGACTGAATACACAAAGAACGCAGACTAGATAAAGGCGCTAGTCAAAACATAAATAAACTGTTGGACTGGTTTGCCAGTACGATAGAGATACGTAAAGCGTTGGGTGTAGCGACCCATTACTACAAGTCAGTGGATTCTGACATGCGACAAAATGAGCCATGTAATGAGTGGCATAGTGAAGATTCCCGATAGACGTAAACCGTTTGAACTACGTCTTTGAGCAAGGGTAGGATAGCACATAATTGTTGGATGCAAAGCCCAACTCAAGAACGGTAAAATACATCAGTCCGTCTACAGGATGTCGGATGTCTTTTGTTTGGACGCATCTAGTCTAACGGTTCAAAGCCGCTTATGCTTGACATATGGGATAAATTATAATTAGATGCGTCTTACTAAACACATCTAACAATGAGGTAAGACATGGAACGCATGACTATATCAGAAAAACCACATCCGTTGTGGGATCACTTGTCAATTGTACTCTGTAAAGTTGACAATGGATTGACGCCATATGTAACATGGCTACACAACCACACTGACAACGGATATTATCATGGTCACTACTTTGATAACATCCAAGATGCAGCAATTGACTACAGTAAACGTGAAGGATAAGACAATGGGATTTTTCTCTTGGCATACAAACGACACGCAAGAACCGATATGGAACATTTGGACGGGCAAAGCTAAGACCGTTCACATGATTGACAATCAAGGCAACACTTGGCGTGAAGACAACTATGAAGGCTACGGTGACTTTGGTGGTAAAGACTACTATGAGTTACTAGCAGAGATGAACGGACTTGACAGTGACAGACAGTTAGGCATAGACTTAAACTTCAATAGGGAAGGCATAGACTTCATAACGCCTAACCTTGTAACTGATCCAAGTATACCTTGGAAAGATGAACAACCGCTAGACCACGAAGGTCAAGGATATTGGGGGGTAGACACATGACACAATACACACGCAACATACTCAAAGTGTACAAGCAATGCACAGATGATGAACTGCAGCACGGCATGACATGGTACTCTGAAGCTAACGACAAGTGCCGCCTGATTTCTGACCAGTACGACTTACCCTTGCGTATTGTCGTGGGTGTTGTGGCTGCTCTGTCACCGACTAACGAATGGGGGCAGAACCTTAAAGATGCACTCAATATGATTGATAACTTTGTGGCAGGTGGTTACGTTGAAGACTGCACTTGCTGCACCTACAACACCATGCGAGACAAGGCTTGGTCTATCCTTCAGACTATGCCACACTCAGATGATGATGTAGCTTTCATACTGCGAGGTCCAAAGATTACAGACTTCTTTTACTGTATCATGGGGCATGATGTGTGCGTGATAGACGGTCACGCTTGGTGCATCGCTAACAATGACCGCCGCACGTTGCAAGAAGTGCCTAACATTGGCAAGAAGCTACGTGCAGAACTACAAGAGTGTTACAGACGTGCAGCTAAGAAGCACGGCATTACACCTTACCAAATGCAAGCTGCGACTTGGGTAGCGTGGAAACGTATTCACAATGTTTAGGCTTGACAACTGAACTAAACTATGATCTAACTTAATCAGACAAACAAAAGGAGATACAAAATGTTTGTACTATTCGCAACTAAGCCACTCAATGATGGCACACAAGGCTTCCGTTTCAACTTTGCAGGTGTCAAAGGTCTGACACGCAAGCGCAAGATTGCTAATCGCATAGGCTTTAACACTGACGGATGCATGACATGCTTGCACTTTGGCAAGCGTAGCATCTACATCGAACGCAAGCTTAACCGTTCCACTGAACGCAAGCTTCACCACTTTGCAGGGTGATCAAGTGCTGACACACATGACTAGGGATATCTTGGCAGAGGCATGGCACGATTGTGTCTCTGCAAGAGATAAACTAAAAGCACTAGATGAGTTCTACTTTTCTTGTGCACATGAAGACACAGTGAAAAAGCTAGACGATAGCTTACACACGATAGCTGAACTACTCAAAGGAGATACAAGACTATGACTGAATTTTCAAAACCAGTACTGAAAGAACTACGTAAGCAACTGCAAGCCGTGCTTGACAGTAGCGGCATTGACGGTTTCACTTTTGACATTGGCAACTGTAGATACGGTGGCGGTGAGGCTACGTTCAAGCTTACGGTAATGATTGAAGGCGGCAAGTCTAGGCAAGAGCAAGACCTTGAACAGATGGCTGAACTGTCAGACTTTGACACAACCAAGATTGCCACAGTGCAAGGCATGAAGGTGTCACTTGTTGGCTACAACTCCAAGGCACGCAAGCGTCCGTGGATCATTCAAGACTTGACAACAGCCAAGCAATATGTTTTAGATGATTACCAAGCCAAGAGATATTTTGGTATGGTAGCAGAGGTATCGTAACATGAATGTACTATCACTATTTGACGGAATGTCATGTGGACAGCTTGCCCTTCAGAGGGCAGGCATCCAAGTAGAAAACTATTTCGCAGCTGAGATTGACAAGTACGCAATCAAGGTGACACAAGCAAACTTTCCTGACACAGTTCAGCTTGGTGATGTGCAAAGTCTACACACAGAAGATGAGGGCTTACATACAAGCTACCCAGAAGATGATCCACGAGCATACGAGATTGACCTGCTCATTGGTGGCTCACCGTGTCAGGGCTTCAGCTTTGCAGGTAAGCAACTTAACTTTGATGATCCACGTAGCAAACTGTTTTGGGAATACGTGCGACTACTCAAGGAACTAAAGCCTACATACTTCTTGCTTGAGAACGTCAAGATGAAGAAGGAAAGCATGGACGTTATCACTGAGGCGCTAGGTGTTGAGCCTATCTTTATCAACAGTAGCCTAGTGTCTGCACAGAATAGACAGAGGTACTACTGGACAAACATACCTATGCAAAGTATGCCTGATGACAAAGGCATTGTGTTGTCTGACATCTTAGAGGATGGCTTCACTGACCGTGACAAATCATTCTGCATTGACGCTAACTACTTCAAGGGTGGCAACCTCAAGTCCTACTTCGAGAAGCACCGCAGACAGCTTGTGTTTAGCAAGGATGGTATGTGCCATGTAGGTGACGCTGACATCAGCGACAAGTATGCCTACGTCAACCGTGTGTATCATCCTGATGGCAAAGGTCCATCACTTGTAGCCTCTGATGGCGGTCATTTACAGCCAAAAATATTGGAAGTAAAAGGTGCAAGAGTTGTCAACCGTAGGTTAGATGAACGTGGTAAACGACAAGATTACAATAAAGATATTCCCTTGCAAGCACGGCTAGAGCTACGCTCAGATGATAAGACTAATTGTATTACTACTGTTCAGAAGGACAGTGTAGTTGCATACCAAGATCAGGGTATGACGTGGCGCAAGCTAACACCACTAGAATGTGAGCGTCTACAGACAGTGCCTGAGGGTTACACTAATCATGTATCTAATACGCAGCGGTACAAAATGCTTGGCAATGGCTGGACTGTGGACGTAGTGGCACACATAATGAAAGGACTAACACAATGAAACTTACAATCAACACAAACGCATTCCCTGATGTACCTAAAGAGCATCTAAAAGAAATGCTTGGGATACTGCCCTATTGGGTAGGCGAGTATGTCGT